CGGTTTCGTCGCTCGAACTCATCCATCACCTCGGCTATCGTCTTGGGCCGCAGCAGTTCTGCCAGCGGGTCCTTGGGCTTTTCGGGCCGGGTTAGCTCTCGGAAGGCAAGAGCCATGTACCTGGCCGCATCAGCCGTGTGGCTGGTCCAGTCGTGGCGAGGCTTGTCCTTGAAGGTCTTCAGCTTCTCGTCATAGTCGGCGCGATACTGCCTCAGCGCCTCGATACCAGCCGCACAGGCGTCCTTATCCCACCAGATGCGGGAGAACATGACGCGCAAGGCGTTGATACCGTCATCAACCTTGTGATCTGCAACCAGCCGTGGCTTGCGGCCAAGGCTTATCAGCGTCTCAACCCTCGTCCTGCCCGTGCCTAACTCCCTGACCTTCGCGTCATGGGGCACGAAGTCGTGACCGAATGTGTATCCCGTGGCGTTCAGGGCCGTGACGTAATGAGGTAGCGCCTTGCCGCTGTCCTCGATATGTCCAACCACCCTCAGGCCGTCATGGGCGATCTGGAACAGCCATATGGCCGTGCTATCGCCAATGCCAAGGTCCCATGCCGTGTGAACCGGAAGGCTCTCGTCAACGGCTACAGTGGTAATCCGTCCCGCCCGCTCTGCCTCGGCTATCTCGCGCCCGTAATAGGCACCGATAATGGCCGCATCGAATGAGCACTCAAACTCCTGTGCGTACTGCTCGGGCGTCATGTCAGCCCGCGCTAGTTCCAATTCCTCACTATCAAGGATGGCCGTCTCTGAGGCCCGCAGCATGGCTGAGAACCATGTCGGATCAGCCTGCGATACCTCGAACAGCCGGAAGAACTCATTACGCCCTTTCGGCGTGCCGATGAACGTTGCCCAGCCCTTGCGATCAGCCAGCATGGGGCGGATGACCTCACCCCATACGCTAGGCCGCATATCCGCGTATTCGTCCAAGACCACGCCGTCGAGGTAAGCACCTCTCAACCTGTCCGGATTATCAGCACCATGGATGCGGATGCGAGCCCCGTTCAGAAGCTCAACCCACAACTCGGCCTCGTTCTTGTCCGCCGTGATAGGGAGAGCGAACCGCTTGAGATATTCCCAAGCCACCTCCTTGGCCTGTGCCAGGTATGGTGCAACGTAGGCATACCGACCGTGCGGGGTCGTTAGCTGTATGGCCCTTCTGATCTGGTCGTTGATCGTTGCGACCGTCTTGCCGCAACGCCTGTGAGCGACAAGGAGAGCCCAACGCTCTGCCCTGTCGTGATACGGCATGAAGACATCGCGCGGCCTGTATGGCAGCGTGATTACTTCTCCCACCGCACCACCAATGCGCCACCCCCCTCGCCGCTGATCTGCATCGGCAGAACCTTGCCCAGCAGTGCCGAGAACGCCTTAACGTCCGTTGAGGCCACATGCACGAGATAGCCCGTCAGGCCGTCCTTGCCGTTGCCATCGTGGCCGACCTTCTCAGCGGCGAGCAGGATTGCTTCTTTGAGCGTCTTGGTGGTCGCGTTAGGCGTGCCTTTTGCTCGCCCTGTTTTTGACCTATCCAAGCCTACTTTAGGAGCTGCCATTGCCCTCAACCACGGCAATCACTCGCTCTGCCGCGTCCTCGTTCGCACAGGCGCAGACAATAGCGCCATCATTGCGGACCACCCAGTACGGGAAGTCGCTATCGGGGTGGTGTTCAATAGCCATTGATCCAATCCAGTATGGCGACAGCGAGTGCTGTGCCTATGGGGACTGTGAGGGCGTAGATGCTCATTCAGCCCATTCGCGAGCAAAGCTGTAGGCAAAGGCCATGACTGCGAATGCTGCTATGACGAGGCCAGTGATGAGGCCGGCGAGGAACATCATGTGTCGAAGCCCCCGCCAAGGAAAAACCCAGCCACACAGCCAAGGGCGAGGCCAGCCGCGATGCACGCCATAATAAGCGGCCCGTCCATCACGCCTCCAAACGAAAAGGGCTCCCGACCGAAGCCGAGAGCCCTGCGGACAGAATCCGAGCGTTTCAATCCCGTAATCAACACGCGCGCGCGTGATTTGTCAAGCCCCCTTATCGTCGGCTTTCACTTTTTCCTCCGCCTGCTCAAGTATCACGACTGCCCGGTTAACGAGCGCCTGAATCGCTCGCATCTTCGCCAGTGCAGCCGGTATATCCTCGTGGTCGGTCAACATGTCTGGTGCCGCTTCTTCCACAAGGTCCGTTAGCACCGCCTCAAGGTCGGCCTCAACGAAAACATCATCTTGCAGAAACCAACAGCACACCTCCCCATTCCAGTGTGCGGTAAAATCAAGCGTGGCCTCATCTCCGAAGCACTCGTCAAAAACCACCTGTGCGACCGCTGCAAACGCCTCGTTCATCCCCTTCTCATTGATGAAGGGCGAATCTAGGCCACCAATGCCCCATTCCCATTTTTCCCACTCCTGGCCGTTCATCACGCACGCTTTGACGGACTTCTTTTTCATGTCCGTGCGAGATTGTGCGTCGATCATTGCAGCGAACTCTTCCGGCCTGTCTCGTGCCATCGCATAGAGCTTCTCTAGCGTAGCCACGTAAACCGGCTTTTCGTCTGAACTCATCGTTGCCCCCCATACCACTCCGCCAAGGCCACAAGCGCGTCATAGGCCGATTCCACCACCCCATAGCCGGGCGTCCAGTCCTCGGCCTGATCGGTCAGGATCACATTCACCGCAGCCTCATAAACCCGTGACTGCTGTGCAGCGAATATCTCAACCGTCCTTGCATAGCGTGCAATAGCCTCATTGGCGTGGCGGATGGCTGCCTGCTCGTCAACGGATCGGGGGGCCGGGCGCGTCTCGTTCTCCCATGCCCGCTTGCTGGCCTTGGCGCGCTGCCAGGAATGATATTCCCGCTTGAAGCGGTTGCCGGCATCCCACAACTCGGAAGGCCCGTAGGCGAGCCGCCTGCCCTTGTCGTCAAAGCCCCATCCCCTGTCGAGGATGAGGCGGCCGAATAGCTCGCAGCGCCATTCGTGCTCTGGCATTCGGCTCCCCGCCCTGTGAGGCTGCTTCATGGCTACCGACATGGCTTCCCGTTCCCTCTGTGTCTTGGTGGGCCTGCGGAGGTCTCCGTTGGGCTGGCGATGTCGGATTGCGATGCTCATGCTGCCCTCCTGCCCATGCGGGCGGTTGCCTTCATCCGTCGCAAAACGGACGGTCTGATAAACGGTGGCTTGCGGATGCGGATCGGCTCCGGGCTCGGCAGGCTCAGAACGATGTCCGTCAGTGCGTCCAAATCCCCACGAAGCCGTTCAACTTCAGGAGATGCGGGGAGCTGCATCGTCGCCCGCTCCATGGTGTTGAACGCCTCGATATAGGCCAGTTTCCACTTGATGGCCCTCGCCCCGGTGAAGCCCATCGCCAGCAGCGCAAAGCCGTCCCTGGTCATGTCGTAAGACCGGCGCAAAATTCCCTGTCCGTCCGGCATCATTTCTAGCCGAAAAAGGCTCCCCAAATTTGGGGAATCTATATTTCTCAACAGGTTATCGATGTCGCGAAGGACGTGATCGTGCCGTTTGTCGAACTTCTCGGCCACGTCCCGGCTGGTGGTCAGAACCTCGCCAGAGCGAACGACAAGGACCGGCAGGCGGTCCGCGCTTTGATCGGCCTCGGCACTGATGAGCCTGCGAATATCAGACCGGGTGTTCTTGTGCGCCCGCCAATCCGAAGGCGTTGCCGGGCACATGAACTCCTTGTCCCCGCCGAAATCCGCCCACATGACGGCGATATGGCCGCTGTTGCGGACCTCGGTCTTGCCGGTGAAGCCATGACGGGACAGCTCGTCCAAGGCAGCCATGACGCATTCGTTCCGCTGCGGGTTCATGCTGCGCTCCTGTACTGCGTTTCAGCGGGATACTTGCTCGGGAACCACCAGCCGCCCTTCGCGTCGGTGGGGGTCTTCTTCACGGCCTGCCACTCATCCCAGCCAGGATCGCCGGCCATGATGTGCACGCCAGCATCCGCAACCCGTTCCCGCGTCGCCGCGAAACCGACAAACCGTTCTTCGGACAGGTATCGGCATGCGTGAACTGGTCGATAGTCAGGATTGGCTTGGCAGTGGGCCTTGAACGCTGGACAGCTCACCAGAGCCATTGCCCGCTTGTCGGACGGCAGCTTTTTCCATTCCGCTGCGGCCTTCTTTTTCGACATCAGGGCGTCGGTTGGGTAGGCTTTCCAGAACTGCTCGAAATCTTCCGGGTAGGTTGCCCTCTTCCCAGTCTCAGCAACGGAAGAAAGGCCAGCGTCCGAATTTTCGGACAAAGGTTCTTTCTTCTCTTCTCTACTCTCCTCTGTATCTAACGCTCGATTGCGTTCGCCTGCGTTCGCCTGCGTTCGCGCTAGTTCCTCAGCCTCTTTTTGAGCCTTGATGCGGTCGCGATATTCCTTTCCCCTTTCGGCTGATCCGTCTTCCCGCTTGGGCTGATACTTCTCCCAGGATGCGAGACGGCCAGATACGATCACGGCCTTGTCGTGCAGGGCATCGATGATCCGCTGCACATCGTCAGGCTCATAGCCGAGGGCGTCCGCGATGATCTCGACATCGTAGCCAGAGACGCAGCCGCGTTCGCTGGCTTGGCTTGCGCGATCCATCAGGCACGACACCACAGCCCACACGTCGCCGGGCCTCACGGAGGCTCTGCGGGCCACCGTTCGCCACTTCGGATCGGTGGGTGCGCCGTGCCAGAGACGGAACCATTCGGTCATCACCCCTCCCACGTCATGACGCCAGCGGCATAGATCAGCCGGGCGAGGTCTTCGGCGCGAAGGATTGCGAGAGGCGGGCAGCGGTCGTCACGGACCACCAGGGCGTAGTTATCGCCCATCCATCCATAGATCGTCTTGAACCCGGCGGCCCGACGCTTGCACTCAAGCTTCACGTCCTTGCCGAAGACGGGAATGGTCACGTCGCCTGTGTAGGAGCCACCGGCAGCACCGGACAGCGGAACCCGCTCAGCGGCAACGCCATGCTCTTGGAACAGGTGGACCGTCTCGGTCTCGAAACGGCTGCCCTTGACCTTGGATGCGCGGCCGCTCATTGCGCGGCCCCGATGAAATAGCCCCGGCTCGATGCCGAGTAGATCGTGACGCCCTTGTCACGAAGGGCCTGGATTTCGCGATAGACTGTGCGCTTGCTGGAGCCGATGCTTGCGGCGATCTGCTCGCAAGTCGTCGGGCCCTTGCCAAGCACCTCAAGAACCGCAGCGCGCCGGCCGTCAAAGCGGCGGATGATGTTGCGGCTGTCGAACCATGGGCGCGGCTTAGTCGTCCTGACCCTCACAACGTCGCGCTTCCTGAATCGGTCGTAAGCCCACTTCGTCGCCCTGCGTCGGCCACGTTCAAGCTCACACGTCATGAACGCGTCAACAGCCTCGACCGGTATCCAGTCGGGGACATCGATGGTCGAAAGTTCGCGCCCGATCTCCGGGCCTTCGCCGTTCAGAATAGCGAGAACGGCCTCGACCTGATCCCGCGTTCGCTTGTCGCTCTTCAGGGCAGATTCAATGCGCTTCACGCCGTGGATGAGCGTGCTGTGGTCAAATGTCCTGCCGGGAAAGGAGCGAGCGGCAATGCCTGGGTAAGACATGCTCGTATGCTGGCGAAGCATGTAGTAGCAGAGGAACCGCGCCCGGCTGATGCGCTGCGGTCGGGCATCCGACACGATTTCATCGACCGTCACGCCGGTAACCTGAGCCACGGCGAGGATGATGCGCCTCGGTCCGAAGCGCCGCTCATCCGAAGCCGCGAAGGGCTGCATAGGCCCAATCGGCTCCGGGTAACTGCGCAACCGGACCGGCTTGGGCTGGGCCACAACAGGCGCGCGCATGATGATCGCCGGCCTCACGCCAAGCCCCAGCCTCCGGCGAACGTCGTGGTAGTTGGAAACGAAGTCCAGCATCAGTCGCCTCCTACTTCTTCAAAACCAGTCCGATACGCGCGAGCCGCGATCCTGAACGGACGAGCCAATTCCCGGCCCGCTCCCGGGTTGCTGCGCTCAATGCGCGCCGCCAGATTTTCAAGGCGCGTCGCTTCCATCTGATCCGCATATTTCCTCGCCTTCGCCTCAGCCTCGGCCTTCAAGGCCCTGAGGCGATCCATTTCCACCGCGCGGACTGAAATCCGGCCATCAGCAAACCAAACGCCCTTTGCCCGGTTGAACGACCATTCCAGACGGCGAGCGGCCTTCGCGATCCGGGACTTGACGTTGTCGCCGTCGCGGTGGGGGACGAGGTCGCGAATGAGGCGAGAGGCTTCATAGGTCAGTGCAGACACAACACGGCACTCCGAACGATTTTCGGCCATTTCCGACTTCTCCTGTGGTGACTTGTGATCACCACGAAGGAGGCGACGGAGGCCCGATGCGATTGATTGGCGACTTGCTTGGGGAGGTTTTGGCGAACACGGCCAAGCTGGTCGCGGAAAGAAAGGCCCTCATTCGCGAGGGAAGTTGCGCGCCGGGTCATGGCTTTGCCGGGGAGGGCGGCACCAACAGCGCGGCTCAAAAGATTGCCGGCGGCACAGGCGGTCAGTGTTTCAAGTCGTCTGCCAATGCCTTCACCGCCGATCACTCGCTGCCGGCGCAGCGGGTTACAGGTCCCAAAAGCACGGAGGGCGGCAAACGGTGGTGAGTGCTCAATCCGTGCAGTTGTTCGGACGGTGTTCATGACCGGATCGCCCAAGCACCAAAGCCGCAGGCGCACCCGAAAAGGATTAGCTGAACGAGAGTGGTCGGCAGATCAGCCACAATCATTGGGATTCTCCCTTAATCGACGTGACGACTAAACCGGTGCAAGGCTTGCCGATGCCCGAGATACCCGTGCAAACTTGGCCCGCAGAAATCGAACTCGACGTGGACGAGGGCACAGGCGTATTCATCTTGCGATTGACCGCTGAAGGCGAAGAAGGACCGTTTCGCGTAGCCATTTCAGGCACCGCACTGCGAGAACTCGCCACCGCGATCCGCGCGCTTGAAGAACGCTGGTCCGGGTCGGTTCATCGACACTGACAAACCGCCACGCTCCGTCCGAGTGCTGGTAGATTGCCCCGTCAACGAGGATGACGCGCTGACCAGCGACGATGTGGACGGGGCGGAATGCGCCGGAGTGGAGCACGTAGGTGGTCATGCGGCTGTCTCTTCCCGGGGAAAGAAGTCACCAGCAGTCACGCGGCCTTCTGCGAGATTGATGATCTGCGGCCACCGCTTGGGGGGAATGACCCCTTCGCGAACCCAGGAATAGACGCGGGTCCGATGGACGCCCATCAACTCTGCGGCTCTCTCAGGGCCGCCCAATTCCGCAATGATTTGCCTGGCGTTTCTCATGCCACATACTGTAGCGATATTCGCTACGAATGCAAGCCCAGCGTAGCGAAAAGAGAAACTGACGGGAATTCAGGCCGTTGCCATGATCGCTACATGATCGAGCAATGGGCAAAAGCGGCAATTGATGCGCGCAGTGAACGCGCGTGAGGACATCGCGGCGCTATACCTTTTGGCATCAATCAATTCTACCCGCTCCCGGAAAATCCTGTTTTGGACGAGAGTTGCGGCAGCCAGTGGCCTTTTGTCGCTCGCAATTATCGCGGCAAAATTTTTGTAGTTTTTATCGCTACACCCCGTTGACAACGTAGCGCCAATCGCTACACTGCTCTCCATCAACAGCGCAGATGGAGAGCGCCATGGCATCCGAAAAGAAAGACCATCCCGCGTCGGTCGTCTCGATCAAAGGCTTCGATCACGAGCTCAAGTGCCGTGGTGTCCAGTTTGAGGTCGGCAAGACCTACACCGTCGAAGGCAAGATCATCGCGTGCCAGAACGGCTTTCACGCCGTCTCCACCGACAGCCCGTTTCACGTGTGGGACTTCTACCCGGTCGTTGATGATCAGGGCCGGCTTTCTCGCTATGCGGAGGTCACACAGTCCGGTGACATGGACAGCGAGAAGGTCGAGAGCGGCACCAAGATCGCCAGCGCATCCCTGACGGTGAATGTCGAGCTTTCGTTGCCGGACTTCATCAAGCGCGCCGTGTCGTGGATTGTCGATGCAACGAAGGGTAAAGACAAGAGCGGCGGCTCCGCTCGGATCGGCAGCAGCGGCTACTGCGCTCAGATCGGCAGCAGCGGCGACTACGTTCGGATCGGCAGCAGCGGCGGCTCCGCTCAGATCGGCAGCAGCGGCTACTCCGCTCAGATCGGCAGCAGCGGCGACTCCGCTCGGATCGGCAGCAGCGGCGGCTCCGCTCAGATCGGCAGCAGCGGCGACTCCGCTCGGATCGGCAGCAGCGGCGGCTCCGCTCGGATCGGCAGCAGCGGCGACTACGTTCGGATCGGCAGCAGCGGCGACTACGTTCAGATCGGCAGCAGCGGCGGCTCCGCTCGGATCGGCAGCAGCGGCGACTACGTTCGGATCGGCAGCAGCGGCGACTCCGCTCGGATCGGCAGCAGCGGCTACTACGCTCGGATCGGCAGCAGCGGCGACTCCGCTCGGATCGGCAGCAGCGGCTACTCCGCTCAGATCGTAGCCGAGGGCAAGAAAGCCGTCGTCGCCTGCGCCGGCAAGGATGCCACCGTGACGGGCGCAGACGGTGCCTGGATCAGCATTGCCGAATACAATCCAGATGGCGACTGCACCGGCTTTGCATCGGGCTGCATTGGCAAGGACGGACTCAAGCCGGGCGTTCCTTACATCGCCAAGGGCGGCAAGCTGGTGGAGGCCGAGTGATGCCCGCCACCTTTGATTACCGCTTCGAGGACTGTCCCCTGCTACCCTACTACAAGGGAGCCGATGGTCGGATGCACCGCTATGGCGACCAGTGGATCACTGGCACAGCCGAGATTGCCGCTGACAGCGACGGCGACTGGTGGATTGCCTCCATCACGCTTGAGACGAGCGAGCTTGCCAAGCCGGTGAGCGTTAGCACGCCCCGCTACGTCATGCGGGAAATCCCGCGCACCGACCCGCATTTCGGCTTCATCCGCGATGCCATTGCCCGCGAGTGCGAAGAGCAGATCAACGAGGCCGTGAGGCTTCAGCAAATGGATAACGCCGACTACGCGCTCGAAGACCTTATTGAGCAGCGTCGGCTTGGCACGGAGGCCGCGTGATGAATGTCCTGTCAGCCCAATACTACGCCGAGCGCATCGCGTCCGACTGCGGGGCCATTCACTGGCTTAGCGCGACGAAGGACAGCGAACAGGCCAAGGACAGCGCCGAATATCTCGCCGTCAAAATGATCGAGGCGCTGGGAATTCTGGCCGGTCACCTCGGCTATCGCATCGAGAAGATCACCGAACAGAAGGCCGCCGCGTGATGACCGACGCAATCTACTCAGACCCGATCATCACCCCCGCCATCGTCGCAGAAATCAACCTGCACGACATGGAAACGCTACTGGACGACATGGCGCGCGACTTGGAACGCCAGTCCTCCCTGCCAACCTATCAGGCCAACCGTGAGCAGCTTTATCGCGTGGCGAGCAAGGCGGCGCGGCTGGTGATCCAACTGAACGCAAGGGAGTGGATGCGATGAGCTTTCTCTACCTCGACATTGAGACAATCCCGACAAGCGACCCCGCCATCATCGCTGAGATTGCCGGCGGCATCACTCCGCCCAAGACCATGAGCAAGGCGGAAACCATTGCCGCATGGGAGGCTGAGACAAAGCCTGGATTGGTCAAGGAAGCCGTGGCTAGGACATCCTTCAACGGCGCGCTCGGCTCTGTCTGTGTGATCGGCTGGGCATGGGATGACGAGCCTGTCCGCTCCGCGACAATCGAGAAGGTGAGCGAAGCCACGATGCTCCGGGCGTGGGTGCAGTTGGTCGGCGCGGATGCTGACTTCGGCCCCAAGATCGTGGTCGGCCACAACGTCACCTTCGACATCCGGTTTCTCTGGCAGAGGGCCATCGTGCTCGGCGTGGAAATGCCCCGTTGGTTCCCGCGCCAGCCCAAGCCATGGGGCCGGGAAATCTTCGACACCATGACGGAGTGGGCGGGCGTCCGCGACACCATCTCGCTCGACAACCTCGCCAAGGCCCTCGGCATGAACGGCAAGGACGATTTAGACGGCTCCATGGTCGCGGATGCGTGGGCTGCGGGCGAGTTCGACCGGATCAGCGAGTATTGCCGGCAAGACGTTGAGAAGGTGCGGCTGGTCCACCGGAAAATGCAGATCGCTTACGGAGAAGCAGCATGAAACCTGAGGCCATCGCAGAGCTTCAGAAGCCGCTCGACAAAAAGCACGTTGCCAAACGGCAGCAGTCAGGCCGGCAACTTGATTATATCGAAGGCTGGCACGCCATTGCCGAGGCCAATCGCATCTTCGGTCACGACGCTTGGACATCGGAGACGGTGGACATCAAGTGCGTTGCCGAGAAGCCCCGCAAGATCGGCAGGGACGGCAAGGACGGTTGGGGCGTGTCCTACGTCGCCCGCGTCCGCATCACCGCCGATGGCGTTGTCCGTGAGGGCGTCGGCGCTGGTCACGGCATCGATGCTGACCTCGGATTGGCCCACGAGAGCGCCATCAAGGAAGCCGAGACCGATGCCAGGAAGCGCGGGCTCATGACCTTCGGCTGGCCCTTCGGCTTGGCCCTCTACGACAAGAGCCGCGAGAACGTGGCTTCGGAACCGGCTGCGGGCTCCATCCCTGCCAGCCGAGGCGCGGGAGGCGGTAACCCCTCTACTGCCCCCGCGCCAGCTAATCGAACGTCCGGTGGTGAAACTCTCACCGGTCGAGAGACGGGGGCCGTGAAACAAGGGCCGGCTCCCGTCTCGCCCATCACGACTGAACAGGCGGCAATCATCTCCGCTGCCGAGACGTTCATGTTCAACGCCACGGACGAGGACGAGCTTGACCAGTGGGCGAAGGACAACGCTGCGGCGTGCAAGCGCCTTGGCATCGTTGCGGGCTCTGCGGCTGGTAAGCGCCTGCGGGAGATTATCGAGAAGCGCCGGGTGGAAATCCGTGAGGCGGATATGCCGGCTGGGCAGTTGGAGGCGGCGGAATGACGACGATTGTTGAACGCCTGCGGAAAACACCCGCCCATCGTTACCTGAGGGGCAGCGGCGACCTTATGATGGAAGCCGCTCAGATTATTGAGGACGTGGCTATAATAAACGGAGAGTTCGCCAAATTGGGGCGGGTTATTCTTGCCAATGCCGGCCCGAAAGACGACTTGATTGTTCTTTTTGGGGGGGCAGACGGAGACATGCACGCGGCAAGTCTTGATCTGTTTCGCGCCTGCATTGCCATTCAACTGAAAATCGGGGCAGCGGAATGAGCCGCGCCACCCTCATCCTCGCCAGCCCGTCCGTGCGCGACAAGGCGCATACGTGGATCGACAAAGCGCCATCGGGAACGCGTCTCGACTTCAAGGCCCCGCGCCGCACGCTGCCCCAAAATTCGAGGATGTGGGCAATGTTGAGTGACGTGGCCGCACAGGTCCCATGGCACGGCATCCGCCTGTCAGCGGAGGATTACAAGCTGCTGTTCCTCGACGCCCTCAAGCGTGAGGTCCGCATGGTGCCCAATCTGGACGGGAACGGCTTTGTCAGCCTTGGCCGCTCTTCCTCGGATCTATCGAAGGCAGAGATGGGCGATTTGATGACGCTCATCGAGATGTTCGGCGCGAAGCACGGCGTCAAGTTTCACGAACAGGAGAACGCAGCATGACGACCCGCTACGAAATCAAGGCATGGCGCAAGAGCCGGAACGACAAGGCATACACGGTGCGCCTTGGCTCGGCATGGACAGACGACAAGGGCGTCATCCGCATGGACTTCGATGCGTCCCCTATCGCCGACGACAAGGGCCGCGTGACTGCGTTCCTTGAAGTGCCGCGAGAGCGTGAGGAAGCCCCGCCGCGCAAGGGCCTCGCTGCACGTGGGGACGATTCCGAGATTCCCTTCTAATGGCCTTCACCCTCCTCAACCACGCCCCCATCGGCAGCCTTCTCAAGGGCGATAAGAAACCCCGCAAGCAGGCTCGTTCGGTGAAGGACAGCAGCCATCGCAAGTTCGTGTCTGGCCTCCCCTGCATCGTCTCTGGCGTGGAGGGGAGAACCCAGGTTGCCCACCTAAGATTTGCCTCCGCAGAGTACGGGAAGCCGATCACCGGCGGGTCTGTGCGACCTGATGACGTTTGGGTTCTACCCCTGTCAGTCGAGATGCATGACGAGCAGCACCGCGCCGGGGATGAGCTGGCGTGGTGGCAGTCCAAGGGCATTGCAGACCCGTTGAAGCAAGAGCGGCAACGGCTTCTGCCTTGGCGATGAGTACCGCAAGCACCTCATCGAATGCGGCTGGATCACCAAGGACTGCGCCATCACCCGCGAGGGGCTGGTCGAACTCGCCAAGCGGGAAAGGGCTGGCAATGTCTCTTGATACCTATCGGCAGATTGTCGCCAACTCGCATGCGTCGTTTCAGCCGTCCGGCTTTTCCGGCGACTTCGATTTGCCTTCCGCGATGTTCCCGCATCAGCGGGCATCGGTCGAGTTTGCACTTCGCGGCGGGTCCAATGCGCTGTTCCTCGACACGGGGCTCGGCAAGACGCTTTGCGCTTTGGCATGGGGACAGGAAGTCGTCCAGCGCACCAACCGGCCCGTGCTGATGCTGGCGCCTCTCGGCGTCACCGGGCAGCACAAGCGCGAGGCCGATCACTTCGGCATTGATGCTGTCGTGTCCCGTGAAGGCGGGCCGCAGACGCCTCGCATCGTGATCGCGAACTATGAGCGGTTGCACCTGTTCAACGCCGACGATTTCGCAGGCATCATCCTGGATGAAAGTTCGATCCTTAAGAGCTTCACAGGCCAGACCACGAAACGGCTGATCGGGTCGTTCGCCCGCACGCCATATCGGCTTGCATGCACCGCCACGCCGGCCCCGAACGACCACACCGAGCTTGGCACCCATGCAGAGTTCTTGGGGGTCATGTCGCGCGACCAGATGCTTATGCGCTGGTTCCTGCATGATAGCGCCGACACCGGCACATGGCGACTGAAAGGCCACGCCGTGCGCCCCTTTTGGGATTGGGTGGCGTCATGGGCTCGCTGTGTCTCGCGTCCTTCCGATCTCGGGTTCTCCGACGACGGGTTCGCCATGCCGGAACTGCGGATGCACAAGCATCAGGTGGCGGCGGATCGCACGGTCGGACGCGGGGCAGAAAAGGACGGGCAGGCTCATCTGTTCCGTATGCCCGACACGTCGGCAACGTCCATCCATGCCGAAAAACGGCTGACCAAGGAAGCCCGCGCGGCCAAGGTGGCCGAGATTGTCGGAAACGAGCCTCGCGAGGCTTGGACGATCTGGGTTGAAACCGATTACGACGCCGAGGCCGTGCTTGATGCTGTTCCCGGCGCCGTCGAGGTCCGCGGGTCCATGTCGGCAGAGGACAAGGAAGAACGCCTCTCTGCCTTCACCGATGGCAAGGTCAAGATCCTCGTCACCAAGGCCAGCATCGCCGGCTTTGGGCTCAACTGGCAGCACTGTGCACGCACCGTATTCGCCGGCATGAGCTTCTCCTATGAGGCGTTCTATCAGGCCGTCCGTCGTCATTGGCGGTTCCGACAGACGCGACCGGTCGATTGTCATGTGGTGGTCGCTGATACCGAAGCCGCGATCTGGGATGTCGTCTCCCGCAAGGCTGGCGACCACGACGCCATGAAGCGCGAAATGGCTGCGGCAATGGCCCGCGCCCATCGCTCCGAAATCCGCCTCCGCACCTATCAACCCGAACAGAGGACCGCGCTCCCCGCGTGGCTGTCCGCATGAACGTGCTCGATCAGAAGATTGGCGACAGGTATGCGGCGTACAACGCCGACACGGTCGAGTTTTCCGCGACCATGCCGAGCGAGAGCGTCGGCCTGTCCGTCTATTCGCCCCCGTTTTCGCAGCTTTATGTCTATTCAGAGAGTGAACGAGATATGGGGAATGTCGCGGACCATGATGAGTTCGCGGAGCGCTATCGGTTCCTCGTCCGCGAGCTGTACCGCGTTACCAAGCCCGGCCGCATCAGCGCCGTGCATTGCTCGGACCTTCCTACGTCCAAGCAGCGGGACGGCGTGATCGGCCTGTTCGATCTGCCGGCTCTCATCCGCCAAGTCCACGAAGACGAGGGATGGGTCTATCACTCCCGCGTCACGATCTGGAAATGCCCCGTGGTCGAGATGACGCGCACCAAGGCGCACGGGCTTCTCTACAAGACGCTCCGCACCGATGGATCGCGCGTTCGCGTCGGGATGCCAGACTATCTCATGGTGTTCCGCAAAGAGAGCGATGGGAAGACACCGGAGCCGGTGACGCATGATCCTGGGGTCTATCCCGTGTCGTGGTGGCAGGAAGCCGCGTCCCCGGTATGGACCACGATTGAGCAGACCAACGTGCTCAACGTCGCCGTCGCTCGCGACGACAAGGACGAGCGCCACCTGTGCCCGCTGCAACTCGACGTGATCGAACGTTGCGTCCACCTGTGGAGCAACCCGAACGACGTGGTGTTCTCGCCGTTCATGGGCATCGGTTCCGAGGGATACGTCGCGATCAAGCACGGGCGCCGCTTCATCGGCACAGAGTTGAAGCCCGCTTATTTCCGTCAGGCCATCCGCAATCTCGACCTTGCAGAGAGTGAAGGCGCCGCTGGCGATCTGGTCTCGCGCATGGTGGCCGCAGAGGCAAGGCCATCACCGCAAAGGTCTATGACCGGGACACCGTAGAGAGCCACCGCAGGATGCGACAGGCCATAGCGGGAACGCCCTCTGGAACGCGCGATAACGGCGAGTAGGAAAATCAAATGGTTAGCGATAGCTTTACAGAAACGGATCGCTACGGTGCGGGTGTTGATGGGGCTGTGGTGCGTCGTTTCACGTGGATCGGTGACGACCACCCAGATGGATGGGAGCGCTACGGCAGCATGGACCTAGGCGACCCCGCCAGCGTCACATGGGCCCTGGACGAGGGCCTTCGGATCGGGGCCACCTACGACGGCGGGTCTGGCCTCTATTCCGAGCCATGCCGAGCTGATCTTTACCGCCGCGTCCCCGCCCTCTCCAAGGCCACCCCGCAGGGAGGCTCCCATGACTGAGACGCGAGTTTTGCCGGTCTACGAGAAGATCGCCGCTAGCCACCCGAGCCTGTCTCGCGGTCGCGTTTGGTGCCGGACATGCGGCAGAGAGAAGGCCGTCAACGCGGCGCACTCGCTCCGTCATGGCTGGCCGAAGTGCTGCGGCTACACGATGACGATTGACCACCCGATCAGTGGCGCTATCTCCCCACCCCACCGCAGGGAGGCGAAGCGCCCACCCCCACCCCGGAGAACAGCAATGACGGCTGAGACGCTGCCGGCCAAGCGAGATATGGACCGGGCGCTTATCGCAGAGATCGCGATGGACATCGGCAAGGAAGCCGTCTCGCACCTGCGAGTGCAATACCCGGCCGCCTATAAGGCGCTGGGCAAGAGCGGTGCGATGTCACTCCGCAACTGCGTCCATAACCAGATCATGGCGGCGCTCGAAACCTCGGACGCCGACGAGATCGCGGATCGCCTCAAGCAGAGGCGGGCGTTCCGTCGAAAGATGCACACCGCTTGGGACCGCATCAGAGACATCCAGACGCAGGAGTATCCCACCAATGACCGCTAACCTTGCAGACCGCGTGGAGGGGCTGGCGTGCCCTCAGTGCGGCGAAGACACCCCGACGCTGCACGAGGGCTATTGCGCCGATTGCTGCGCCGAGAACCAGCACGCTTTGGACATGCACAACCACTCGGTGGACCGTTGGGCAGCCATCACCGACTGGCAGCGCGAAGATGAAATCCGCGCCGCCCTCCGCGCCAAGGGAGGCGAGCATGGCTGAGAACGTCGAGATGCACAACGTGGCTGACTACTGGCAGATAGCCCTCGGGGGCTCATCGTACACGCCAAAGGTCCACGGCAAGCACGTTGCTTCGCACCCGAAGACCGTCGCGCAGGCCATGCGCATCGCTGGTCAACGCTGTCCAGAGGTTGCCGATGTCATCGCTGCCCTGGTGTGGAAGATGAGCCTTGCCGAGAACCGCGCGGAATGGGTCTCAAAGGTGTCCGACGAGACACGGGCCGAAGCCGCCGCCACCCTCACCGCCCTCAGAGCGAGGATCGAGGAGTTGGAGCGCGTCGGTCGCGAGACCTCCGAATACCTGCGGAAGCTGGAGGCGAACATGCTGGAGAACGACGCTGACATGATGCTGGACGACTGTCTGCCGCCCAGCTTTCACGCAGACCAGATCGACGCCGCCCTCCGCGCCAAGGGAGGCGAGCATGGCGAGTGATGTGCCGGAACGGATTTGGGACGCCGCTCGCGTCGAGGAACTGTCAACACGGCTTCGGGACCGTGCCGAGGTGGCGCGGGAGGAAGGCAACATGACGGCGCGATGCGACGCCGACCATTTCGTGGAGGCCGCCGACGCAATCGAGGAACTCGCCACCACCCACCAGCGCACAGTCGAGGCGCTGAGGGATGCGCGTGAAGCGCTGCTGGTTTTTGCCGCGTTCTCTGACAAGGCCGAGCGCTTTGTCGAGCACAAGGCCAAGTTTGGCGGGACGGCCATTTTCCCGGTTAAAGACTTCCGGCTGGCGCATTTTCGCAAAGCGGTCGAGGTCGTCGCCCTAGTCGACTCCATCCTGCCGGGAGACACGCCATGACCGGGGCATCAAAGGGCTCTCATCGCATTCCGAAAGTCAGTGGCGATGAGCAAGACGCACTGTCGCGGCGCGCGAAGAATTACCACCGATGGCGGGCCGGCGAAAGGGCATCTATCAAGCGGAAATACAACAAGCGGCTGCGGAAAGCAGAAGAAGCCGCCCTCACCCGCATCAAAGGAGACGAGAAATGAGCATTCTGAACCACACCGCGATCCCCTACGACATGGCCGAGGACGTGCAGCCGGGCGCAACGCCAGACAGCATGTTCATGGCGCAGCAAGCCGCCCTCATCGCCTCCCAGGCGCGGAGGATCGAGGAGTTGGAGGCATTCTACCGCGCTGTAGCACATGCAGCCGGCGACCTCGATCAGCTACCGGACAGCCATGCTTTTGAGGTTGTGTGGTGTCACAGCGACGAGGACGGCAATCCAGCCCCCGGCGATCCATTCATCACAGCCGGTCAAATCAGGCGCGTAGAGGCCGCCCTCGCCAAGATCAAGGAGGCGACATGAGACCCGCACTCATCCGCTGGTATCAGCACCGGTACGAAGGCGAATATCCCCGGCCCTGTCGAGGGGCGAAATGGAAGCGGTTGCCGGCCATTCGGCACATCCGCGCCGCTTGGATCGGGTGGCAAGTCATGCGCTGGTATAGCTACGGGCCGGGCATGATTGGCATTCCGACTGGCTACGATCAGTGGATCGTCAGGGGCATTTGGGAGGGGCACGTATGACCACCACCGACCTCAAGGCTGCGGCAGAGGCCGCGAAGGCTGCGACAGCGGCATACATAGCCTACCCGACCGACCGAGAAACGGGGCGGCAATGGGACCGGGCGTGCGCTGAGTTTAGCCTCGCCTGCACCGAAGACGCCATCCTCGCCCTCATCCGGGAGAGGGACGAGGCGCTGCGCCAACTGAAGATCGAAGGCGAGGCGCACAACTTGACGCTGGACGAGCGCGACAAGGCGCAAGCCGCCCTCGCCGCCGTGGGCGATCTGGTGAAGGCGCTGGAACACGCCCGCGAAAGCATCCAGCTTTGGGCTGACATCGCAAGCGACGCATCCCAGACCCGCCACGATCCAAGCGACGACATCGCCAGGATTGATGCCGCCCTTAAGTCTGTAAAGGAGCCCCCTGCCCCACCACCCTTGACGCCATCCATTCCAGATCGGCGCTAGCCTTCGTGAGGGTGGCGCGGATTTCCTCTAGGCTGGCGTTGTGACCGATGACGGTTTTTCCGTCCGGCATTTCACCCACAATCAGCACCTTGGAAAACCCCTGCTTGGAAGCCCAAAGGATTGTCGCGGCGGCGTCACTCATACTTTCCTCGCCAAAAATTTAAGATAATCCACGCCCTCGGCAATATCGGGCGCAACCCACACCCTGCCACGCTCATTATCGGGCTTGTCGGGGTTGAGGATGACCAGCGCAGACGGGTGCAGGGGTTTGGCTTTGAACTGCCCCTGAACCGCGTAGCTGTCGGCACGCTTGTAACCAGACAGCCGGATCATCTGCGTCACGAAGCCGTCAGGGTTGATAAACCCGCCGTCCTCACCAAGGTGGAGATGGCCGCAGAAAAGCAAGTGGTCACGCCACCCGATCATGCTTTCCTTTTTCAGGCCGTGCATGTCGTTCCACTGGCTATTGCCCTTGAAATTGTGCCTTCCGTGGATCCTCGTTTGTTCACCATTCGGGTGATGCAGGGCAAGCCTCAGAACGTCGTTTTCATACAGGGCAACCCTGCCCTTGGTGATCCACTTCAAGGGATCACGGTGGCCGGACCACGCATCGTGATTTCCACCCACAAGGCCAAGCCAGTGGACGCCAGGATATGAGAACAGCCACTCAGCCAACCGCCACCCATCGGCGGCTTTTACAGAGGACGAGGCATACAGGCGCTCAAGCCTGCCGACCCAGTTGTCTGTTACGTCCCCCGCGTTGATAGCGAGAATGCGGGGCTGATTGGCGACCGTTGCAAGATCGGTTTCAAGGCGGTTGAAGTCGCACCCGTCATAATCAAGATGGGGGTCGCCGCAGAGCCATATTCCGACAGGCCCGCCCATGGTCAGACGGACGGGGATCAGTTCCCGAGCGTCGTGCGCCTCAATCGTCCTTGCCGCCGTGGCTCTGCGGCGCTCTAGGAGGGCTTCTAGCGGCTCGTCCTTGGTAGGTAGTGGCGGAACCACGAAAGGCTTGTCACCGGCCTCCGTAGGCTCTCCTAGGCCGTACTGATCGCGGGCGATGGCGACACGCGACTGAAGGGTCGATCTGGCAATACCGGACTGTCGTTGCGCCTCGGCATAATTGAAGCCCGCGCGCTCGAAAATCTCGACAGCCTCGCGGGCCTGTTCATACGACAAAGGAGGTGTTGGCATCAGCGCGGCGCTGCTCCAATAAGCGGCAGCCATTTTGCGGCGAACCCCGCAACGGCACCGCCGATGCCCGCCATGGCGAGAAGAAGCCACCGGGCACCTTTTGCCTGAAGAAACACGGCGTGGAGGTCGTCCAGCTTCCCTGCCATGTGATCGACGGTTAGGCTCAAATTCTCTACCTGAGCCTCAAGCCGGATCACCTTGTCGTGGATTTCTATGCTCTCCCCCATGGTCACCGCCCAAGCATCCGGCAGACGGCAGAAGCCGGAACCATCAAGGTGATTCCAGAAACAGGGGCGTATGGAGAGCTATACCCACCCACGAACACCCCAACCAACTTGCCGGCCATGTTGAAGACACCGCCTCCGGACATGCCGGGCATCCCGGTGATGTCCATCACGTGTGCCACTTTCCAGATGGCCCGTTCTTCTTCTTTGGTGGAAATAAAGCCGTTGAACTTGGCAAACTGGATAGCGCCCGGATTGCCGAAAGCCTGCACTGCATCGCCTTGGCGAAGCGTCCCGCAGGCAAGCTGTGCGGATGGGAGTGTCGCGCCATCATACTGGATCACAGCGACATCGTGCGCCTTTGCGATCCAAAGCACCTTGGCCGGCATTTTCCTACCGTCCGCAGTCTCGATTTCGATTGAGGGAGCGGATTCAACGACGTGCGCTGCTGTCAGGATCAGGTGGCCCCCGATGTGCGTTCCGGAGCCGTGGCCGGTTCCAACGTGGACCTTGACGGAGAAGCGTTGCGGATCAACCGGCGAACACGCCATGAGCGAGACGCAAAAGGCAATCACGATGCCCCATGCGATGACATAGCCTAGTCTGCTCATGATGCCCCCACTGCGGCAGCGCGCCGCTGTTCGCATGTCCGAAGGGATGAGCGGTCGCGACCCCAAAGCCTTGCGACCTCTTCTTGCGTGAGAGCGCGGCCCGGCAACCTGACGGGGGGCTCGCATGGCTTCCGTGCTTCAGCGGGGATGGCGGGTTTAACGAGTTCCGTCCTGACAACCGGAAGGGTCGATGAGGCACACCCGCTCACGAGAAAGGCCAATGGAACCAGCATCAGGAAGCGCCGCATTGGCTTTCTCCAAATCAGACAGAAGTTGCTTTTCGCGATCGGCGGCATCTCGGGCGGCACGATCCGCAGCAGCGGCCACGCGCTCGGATTCAGCCAGCGCCTCCGCCACAATCCGGTTCGATTTCTCAATCTCGGCAGTCCAATGCGCGTCCCGCTCCTTGCGGGCGGATTCCGCCGCGTCACGGAGAGCCCCGCGATAGGCGACAAGCGACATGCCGATGCCGAGAGAAATCAGGGCGGCGAGGACAAGAGCTGCGATGCCGTAGATGATTGGCTTTGACGGGATCATTCCTCACCCTCACTCTCAACGGCAGGGCGCGCGTCCATCTGCGAGCGGTAGTCCATCGAACCGAAGCCGCGATGGATGCCGAGCGTCCCGAGGATCACGGCGCTGGTGAAGACCGCCCATACCTTGGACAGTTCAAGCGCCTGCGTGCGGATGACATCTGAACCAAACAGGCCCGCCATCAGGAGCAGCCAGAAGCCACCCCACGCGAACCAGAACGAAATCCAGAAGGCTCGGCGGGAGAGGCTGTAGCCGGGGCGCTTCACGGGTAGGATGCCCACGGAAGCTGAAAGTGCGGCCCATCCTTGAACGACCGCCAATCGCCGCCCCACTCAATCGTGACGCCCTCAATGCGGGCGGCTTCCTTCACGATGGCTGCCAGCTTCCGATAGAGCGGCCAATCCCAGCGCACCTGTCCGTCAATGGTGCAGGCAAAATCAACAGCGTGCGACCACCCGCCTGTGCCGGGGAGGTGACGCGAACGCATGGTTTTGGATGCACCCTTTGCGACAAGCCTGCGCTGTTCCTCGACTGAACGGATGCCGCATGTGATGATCCAGCCAAAGCCTTCCTCATCGGTTAGAACGGCGGCGCGATGGACCACCCGCACAAGATCGGGATGGACCTTCTCAAGCCGACGCAATGAGGATTCACCAAGGGTGATGCTCATTCTCTCGCCTCATGATTTGTTGAACGAAGTCAGGGACGGCGACGGCCATCAGGGCAGCCCAAGAGAGACCCACCGCGATAACGGCGAGGTCTTCAATCATCCGCCGACCAGCGCCGCCGCTGCGTACCGCGCGGGTGCAGAACCGCCGTCATTGGCTGCACCCGAGACAGTCGTTGACACTGAAAGGGTGCCAGACGCCCCCACGATGACGACCGCGCCACCCGTTACCGTTGTCGTTGCGGACAGCGTGCCGCTCACACCACCGACAAGAACCAATTCGCCAGTAGCCGTCGTGGTCGCGTTCAGCGTGCCGGTGGCTGCAATGACGACAGCAGCAACGCCGGTCGTGGTGGTGGACGCTGATGCGGTGCCCTGCGCCTGAACAAGGACGGTTCCGGCACCTGTTGCGGTGGTCGTGGCCGATAGCGTCCCGGTGGCGTAAACGATTGTAACGCCATCGGATACTTGGGCAGATGCGACCGCGTATCGGGCTATAGGCGCGCGACCGGGGACCATGCCTTACCCCTGCCGCTCGATGCGGATTTCGTCGGCCCGGATGAACAGGGCGTCGAGGTCGAGCGACAGCGCTACGGCGATCGCCGCCACGTCTGGATCAGCGCGCCGGATCGTGGTGGCGTATTCCCAGAGAGCCAACTTGACGGCTCCCGCCGCAGCGACAGCCGCGTTCACGTCGTCAAGCACGCCATCCTCCGCCAGAGCAGCGCGAAGCCATGCGATATGAATTTCGGACGGAACCGGGATGACCGGCTCCGGGGCTGTGAACACCCCGTTGGCGTAGGACCAACCCGGCCCGCCCTCCGTCGCCTCGACAAGTGTGAGGTCTGGAAACAGGCTCGGGTCGGTGCAAAGGATCGTGTTGGTGACGATGCCGTTTTCAATGATGTGATATTTCATTGTCAGGCCCTCGAAATTACAAGGCAGTAACCGTCCACCCCGTTCCCGCCAGCTCCGCTATTGTTTCCGTTTGTTGACGCCCCGCCGCCGCCACCACCGGAACCATACCCACCACCATTGCCGCCATTACCGCCCGTGCCGGCGAACGACCCACCGCCGCCGCCTCCACCACCGCCGATGAACCCGACAATTAGCGAACCATTCCCGCCGTTCCCCCCATTAGCTGCTCCCGCTGTGCCGAAGCCAGCATCTGTTGCAACATTGTATCCAGCGGTGAAAATTGTATCCGGCCCACCAATCGCCCCGGCGCCGCTGGTAGAGCCGGAGGTAATAACGCCCCCACCGCCACCACCGCCACACGGAGGCGCAAACCCGCCCGTTGGGGCACTCGGGCGAGAGCCCGCCGCACCACTCGTTCCGGCTCCCCCAGACATGCCCGTCACGCCACCAATACCGAGTCCGGGCGTCCCGGCGGCGGGGGGACTAGCATTAGCGCCAGACCGCCCCTGGTTTCCGCCAATGCCGCCGTTTGCGCGCAGATAAGCACCGAAGGTCGTATTTCCGCCCGTTGTTCCGGTGACACCGTTAGTTGAGTCTGTTGTTATCGCCGTGCCGCCGCTGCCCCCCGAGCCGATTGTAACCGTCACCGTGTCGGTTAGCTGCGAGGCTTGAAACAACATGCGATTGATTGGCGATGAGGCCCCCCCCGCGCCGCCAGAGCTGTTGTTTGTGTTTGCTGACCGGGGCCCGGACCCGCCACCGCCGCCGCCTCCGATGCAAATTACTTCAATGGTCTTTGCCCATGCGGGTTTCGTCCACGTACCCGACGACGTAAATTCCTGAACGTCGTCGCCAAGAATCGCACCTGGAGCCACGGCTGTAACAATGGTCGCGGAGGTCAGGCTGATGGCCGAGCCCGTCGAAGATGACAGCCGGGTCGTGCGTGCAAGCGTCGTTCCCGAGGACGTATAGGTTCCGAGGAACAGTTCCCATGATGTGCTGTCCGTCGCCATGAAATAGGACGTGTCACCGTCCGCAATGCCAGCGGTCGCGAACGACTGGTAGCCCGATGACGCCACATTAAGCGTAATTGTTCCCGTGCCCGGCGTTCCGGTCACGGTCATCTGTGCATTGTTCAGAAGCTGAAAGGGCATATCAGGCCCCGCTTTGCGCGAACGACAGGGAGGTAATGTTGACGGACTGGCCGGACGTGATTGACGTGTTATCAACGGTCATGTCGCCGCCGCCGCCCGTCGCGGTAATGGTCCCCTGCGCGTGACAGGTGGTGCCGCCGCTGTCCTTCAGGCGGAAATGCCCCGCCGTGCCCGTGGCACCCGCCGTCCCGCTAATGGGCGTGCTGCTCAGCGCCTTTGAACCCGACGAAGCCGCCGCCGCCCAGTCGGACGCCAGGCTATACGTGACGAGGACAGAACCACTGTCCGCCGTGGCGCAGGTAGCTGGCGCGGAACCCGTCCGAATTTCAATGATTGCCGACGTGCCAACCGTCGTTTCAATGGCGTCCAGCATCGCGTTGCGGACAGATGTCGAAAGTTGCAATGCCATGTTTTAGGCTCCTTAGCTGAAATCGAGGCCAAGAACATGGCCCGTTTTTGTGGTTCCACCGTCTGCCGAGAGGTAGGCAAACCAGTCGATTTTTCCATTTCCAGAGGTAACGGACGGGGCAACACCGGCAGGCCACAGCACATCGGATGGGTGTGCATAAGTGTAACTGCCGGTGTTCCTGATTTCGACGGTCACGCGAGCCAGCGCACCATTTGACGGCCAGTTGGTTATGGTCGTGGTTGTGACGTTTGTCTGTAGATTGACGATGAAATGACGGGCCGTTGACGCATCAAGCGTGATGGACGCAGTTGAAGCGTTGACGGTTGCAACCTTGCCCGTACCCTTTACAAGGTCACTGACAGCAGTCTCAATGTCATCGAACAACTCATCTGCATCGTCAGGATCGACAGCCGCGCCGAATGTGGGGTTGGAAAAGCTGTTAGAGGGGCGCGTGTAGCCCCCGGAAGCAATGGGCATGGGGCTCTCCTATCGACCGTAAAGCGTGACGGTTCCTTGGTCAAAAAAATTGGAACCGTTGATGTCAACGCGCAAAGCGTCAATCGTCCCTGTAATGTCGTTGATTATGATGCCCAAATTACTGCCGGCTGCAACGAGCGCGGATGCGCTGTTCGCCGCGCTGAAGTTCCCAGCCAGAGCAACAGGAAAAGCTGTCTTTCGATTGAGGACAAGGAAAAAACCAGAACGCACTTGGCCAACTCCGATACCAGTTACCGGGGATGTCCATTCCGTATATGCACCGCCGTTGTTTGTTGAATAGCTAAGACGAGGGGAAGCTGTGCCTCCTGAATTGTGCCTTAGACCAGAACACGCCACTAGAAATTCGTTGTACCGCGTGTCAAGGGATGTAAACGCGATACTCGTTCCGTTGCCCGCGCCTGTAGGAGAGACGCTGCCGATCTGCGCCCACTGACCGCCATCAAGGCGGGTTCCGCTCGCAGCAAGACCAGCACCAAGGGTTAGCTGCTCGGGAGTGCCCGAACCGGACGAAAGCCGCCCGATAAGGCGATCCTGCGGAACGCTGGACAAAGCCGAGACGCCAAGCGTGGTAAGCTGTGCAGCGGCGTCCGCATCATCCACCAGCGCGCGACCGGCAGACGAGAAGTCGGCAAGCGCCCATGCTCCCGATCCGGTGGCATACGGAACCTTGTTAGCTGCCGATGTCAGCGCAGCAATCGCTGTCAGGTCGGCATCAAGGGCCTGGTAGCGTCCGTCTGCTGTCACCCTGTTGAGAGCGTCGGCATCGGCGCTTGCATTTCCCAGCCCGGTGATTTTGAATCCAGACATGGGAATGTGAGCGGTGATCGTCTGCGTACCGTCTTTCAGGACGCACTGAGACAAGCCGGTGGCGAACCCGTCCATCTCGGCATCCATGCGGGCCGCAAGGATTTTGGTTCCGGCGTTGCGGTCCGTAACCCAGTTGTAGAGGCGTGAGAATACGCCGCCAGAGAAAGCCATTAGCAGTCCCCATACGGAAAAACCCGCCACAAGGGCGGGTCAGGAGGGTGGATGGATCGGAAGGAAATCGACCTAGAGCCGCACCAATGGACGGCCAGAGTTGACGACGTGGAGCAGCCAAAGCCACCTGAACCGTTTTGGGGTCCGGGCTGGCCGATTGGCCTTCAGGTTCTCATCACAAGCGTTGTGGGCGGTGTCATCGCCCACTGGTGGCGGGGCTATTAAGCGCCCCTGGTGCGGCCGAACCGCCGCCGATTGCGCCCCGCATAAGGGCCTCAATCAAGCGTTTCTTGGCTTCCGCGTTGCTCTGTGCCTGCTGAAGGATCGTCCCGACGCGGGAGGCATCCCCGCCGCGAGACAGGAGGATTTCCGCCAGCTTCTCTCGCACCTGCGCCGTGTTGCCGGTAGCAGCAGCACCTGCACGCGATGTCAGATTGGACAGCGCCGCAGGGAAATTGCCCCTAAGCACGTTGACGAAGATTTCCGGGGAAAGTCCTGTCGCGGCGCTATCGGCAAGATTGTCCGCAGTCTTTGACCCGCCCATGGCCGCGTTGCGGGTTTCAAACATCGTGTTTTCGCGACCAATGCGGCGGTTCATAATGCCAAGCTCGCCGGGGAGAGCGAATGCCCGCCGTTCCTCGCGGGCGGCATCTGACGTGAACTCGCGAGCCTTATTGACGCCAGACGCGGACCCCTGAACTCGTTCAATCAGCGGATCGGCGTAGCCCGTCCGGAAGCCCTGCTGCTGCGCTTCATTCATGCGCTGGAATTGGGGGATCGTGTCCTCATAGCGGCCACGCTGTGCAGCCGCCCGCCCGGTGTCGATAGCCTCCATCGTCTGGCTACTAGCACGGAAGGCGTCACGCGCCGCCGCATATGACTTTGACGACGCTTCTAGGGCAGCGTCAATCTCATTTCGGACACCAATAAGCGCACGGACCTGATTGTTTTGCCCGCCCCTCATGGCGGCTTCGATCATGTCGTCAATGTTCTGCTTCGCTAGATGAACCTGCGAAAAATCAGACAGAACGGACTTGCCATCGGTCAGCAACGAACGTGCGCGCCGCACCGCGCTTTCAACGGTGTTATCAGCAATGCCGCTCTGCGGGCTCATCACCCGCGTTAGACCGGGTTCTAACACCTCGTCGGCCTTGGCGAGCGCCCGTGACAAGTCAACGGCTCCCGCATCGGCGCGGGCCTGCGTGTAGTTTCGCGCGGCCTCGGCTGACCGAGTGCCTTGTTCCGCCGCTCGAAGCTGCGCCGCAGTGCGGCTAGCGCCGAAGCCCTCATCAAGAGTGCCGGCCAATCGCCTGCCCTGTTCCGCCTGCCGGGCGTCCAGAAACTCAACAGCCTGAGTACGTCCAGCACCCGGATTGCGGGTGACGGTGGAAAGCATCCGCTGCCCCGGATTGCCCATGGCGTCGGCAACGGTAAATACCCCCTGCCCCTCACGAGCAGCGGCAGCTGCGTCGTCAATGATCTGCTGCGGAGCCCTGCCGCTTTCCGAGATGGCCCGCGCCACCTGATTTTGCGCGAACCGATCCGGGTTCACCCGAGCGGAGATGTTCGACGTGATCGGGCTGGCGAGGGTTGAGACGCCCTGAATGACACCCGGCAGGGCACCGCCCACCGCGCCGCCAACCATTGCCCCTGTAGCAGCACCGGAAAGCCGCCCCTCACCCGATCCGGTAAGAGCCCCAGTGACGCCACCGTAGGCCGCGCCATCAGCAGCAGCGGCGAGAGAACGAGCACCAAGGCCCGCGTTGGCACCAAGGAAGCGACCAGCGGTCAAGCCGGCATTGGCAGCGCCAACACCTGAAGCCACGCCCGCGCCAATCTCAGCGACGGAACCAAGCATCCCGTCCCGCTGGCGGTCCTGCTCGAGGGCAAGGTCCTCGCGTGCTTTGGCGTAGTTGTACCCCTCAACAGGATTCCACGTGCCGCGACGGATCATCTCAAGGGGCGTCATTGCCCCCGCGATAATCTCATCCGCAGCGCCGAAGGTGAGGCCCTGCATGATCTGCCGCTGAAGGCGACCCGTGCCGGAGCCAGACCGCGCGATGTCCTCGCGAGCGGCGCGGCGATACTGGTCCTCGTCCTGCCCCTTTTCAGCCGCGCGGAAATCCTCCCACGGTGGCTTTTCAGCGGTTCGGAAGTCCTCCCACGGCCCGCTCACTGTGCGCGCTCCCAAGACGACTGTTGGGATGGATCACCGCCCTTGTAGCGATAGCCCCTGCGGACTTCGCCAACCTGCGGAACAGCCGATGGGGCTGCCGGGGAGGGCTGCGGACTAGCCTGCGGAGAGGGCTGCGGGGCTCCTTGTCCGGGCGTCTGGCCGGGGCGGAAATAATCACCACCACGAAGCTGCCGGATGCGATCCTGCTGCAACGCCATCTGACGCTCGGCAAGCTGCACCATGCGGTCGATTGTGCGAGCACGAATATCCGGAGGCGTTGACGGGTTTCCGAGAATTTCCTTGAACTGCGTCATTTCTCGATCGGTCGTCGCGCCCTTGAGAGTGTTGGACATGCTTTCGATAGCCTGCCCACTCATGATCTGGTTAAACTCACGAGAGGCTTTGGCGCGTTCAGGATCGGCAATCATGCCAGCGCCAGGGATGCCGGATGTTCCAATGGTGGTCAGGGCACCAGCCGTAATACCCGAATAAGCCTGTGCGTTAAGCTCACGAGCGCGGCGCAAGGCTTCGACGGTGTTGCTGAGAACTGGAATCTGGTCCTCGGCTTCCATAATCGCCTTCTTGTCCGTTGGCGACATCTCCTTAGGCGCGGTGTGGATCACCTGACCCGTTTGCGGGTTGATGACCGAAGCGCCACTCGGAACGGTCATCGGGGGCCGGGCGGCCTCACGAACAGTCGTCGCCTGATTGGTGCGGGGGTCAACAGAGATGATCGACCCGTCGGGGGCGGTCATGATCTGGTTTTGCGGCGCTCGCGCGTTTCGTTCAGCAATGTCAGCCTGTGCCTGCGCCTGTCGCAGAGCGGCCTGTGACTGAGGCGTGTTCTGCGCCATCTGCTGCTGAATGATCTGCGTCGCAAACGGGCGCGTCTGCGGGTTTTGCATCATGCGAGCCAAGAGCGCGCGATCCGGCTGCCCCGGTGCCTGCTGCGCCATGGGAGCGCCGGGCTGCGGAGCGCCCTGCGGGGCCTGCATCTGCTGCGGCATTCCCTGAGGCAGCGGAGGCCGCTGGGCTGGCATCTGTGCCGGAGCCGGTGCAGGGGTAGCCTGAGGCACGGGACGGCCCTGTAGCACCGCCGCAAGCGCCTGCGGGTTGGGGAGACCCTGACGGAGGCGGTCGGCCTCACCCGGCGCAAGGCTCTGCTCGTCCCTAAGCAGCATCAGCCGGTCGCGCTCATTCATCTGAGGCGAAAGGGCCTGTGCGAGGGCCTGAGGCTGGGGTGCTTGCGGTGCCGGACCAGCCGGTATCGCCTGCGGGGGCGGCTCAAGGTTCGGACGCGGCTGCGGCATGGGAGCCTGTGCGGGGGCACCCTGCGGTACCACCTGATCCCCAGCCATCATGTTGTCAACGGATGGGGCGGGCATCGGCGGGCGCGGCTCTGGAACCGGGGCCGACATCAGCGCCTGCGCAAGCGCCTGCGGATCGGGGCCGGCGGCAATCGGAGCCGGGGGCGGCGCGTCCGGTGGCGGCATCGCCTCATCAAACGACATGCCCGGTCGGCCAAGGGCCGGGGCCTGCGTATCGGGGGGCAGGTTGCGCCCGTCAACCAGCGGGGCCTCGTCCATCCCATCCGACCCGGTAAGGGTATCGGCCGGGCCTTCGGCGCGCTGCTGCGGCCTATGCTGCCCAAGGTAGTTAAGCAGGCTCGTTCCGTTGGCGTCTGCGGGGTTATACCGCCCGCCGCTTTCGAGGAACCGGGCTAGCCCCTGGTTCCCACCGAGATGGGCAACGGCCCGCATACCCTCAAGCGTGACGGGGACGCCGTTGATATTCTGCCCCACATAGCGGTCAAGGCCACGCTCGCGAATGTTCCGGTCAATGTCTGCGAAGTGCCAGCGCTCGGCTGCCTGCTGCAATTCAGGGGACGCCATGAACGCCTGCGGGGTCGTGCCCTGCGGGATGGCTCCTGCGGCTGCCGCCTCGGCAATGCGAGGCTGGGAGAACTGCAAGCGTCCGAAATGGCCCACGGTCCCGTCACGACGCGGGACGGAATTGCGCGCTCCCCAGTCCCCGCCGCTTTCGGACTGAATGAGGCTTGCAGGGCTGACACCAGACGCCTGAGTGGCCGCAGCGCCCGTTGCAGGAGCGGGGGCAGGCGCAAGAGCGGGGACAGAAGTGGGGGCAGAGGCGGGGGCGGGTGAACTGCCGCCCATCAAAGCCCGCGCCATGTCGTTCCGGATGCTGGCGGCATCGGCATCCTGAGCCCGCTGCCGCTTGTTCTCCTGCCCCTCACGATAACCCGTAAGGGCGCTATCGAGGATATGGGCGACACCCTGCAACGGATGGCTGATGTTGGGGGGACCACGACGGCCCTGAAGCAACTCCGCCATCAGCTTTCGCTTGCGAAGTTCTTCCAAGGAAGGACCAGCGACGTTCGGATCCTGTGCCTGAGGCATGAAGGCTTCAAACATGGCTCAACCTCACAGGAAACCGAACATGCCCTTGGCGATCGTCCCGCCAAGACCAAACAAGCCGCTGTTGAACGAGTTGGCGGCCTGCAATTCCGCCTGATAAGACTGGTTCACAATGTTGCTGTAATCCACCGGGGCAACCTGTCCCGAACGATATTGTCCATTCTGCGGGAGCTGCATTTGCGTCCCGCCCATCAACGCAGCCCATTCGTTAATCGGCTGGTTACGCTGCATCATCGTCTCTTGGATCGACTGATTCCTAAGAGCGTTCTGCGCGTCGAACTGCGCCTGCTGCATGTTGAACTGCTGACCAGCAGCCGCGTTGTTGAAGCCCATCCCGGCAAGCTGGTTCTGGTACTGCTGCTGTTCCGCCGTGTTAAACAGGCCAGCCTGTGCAAGCGCCTGTTCATACGCCTGCTGCTGTGCCTGATTGGCGAACTGACCACCGGCCAGAGATTGCGCGAACGCCTGCTGCTGCGCGGCGTTCTGGAACTGGCCTTGCTGCAATGCATACTGATTGTTCTGCGCCTGCAATGCGGCCTGCTGCGCCGTCGCATCGTTGTAAAACGACGCCTGTCCGAGGTTCTGGTTATACTGCTGCTGCTGCCCCTGGAGCTGCAACCCGGCAAGGGCCGCCGCCGCCTGATTGTTGGCCGACTGCGCTTGAATGCCTAGCGAGCCTTCAACCTGCGTCCGCTGAATTTGCGCCTGCTGCTCCTGAGAGCGGGCGGAATTGCCGAAGGTCGCAAGGTCCCGCGCCGTCTGGTTGTTCTGTGCAATCGCCTGATTGCCGAACTGGGCAGCCGAGAGGTTCTGTCCGAAAATCTGGCCCGCTGCGTCGTTGGCGAACTGCCCGCGCCCCATGGCCTGTGCGTAAGCCTGCTGCTGGGCTGCGTTCTGGAAAGACCCCTCGGCAAGCGTCTGGTTGTTGTTGAAGCCGGTTGCGTTGATGCCGTAGAGCCCGCGCGCCTGCGCCTGATCGAAGGACTGCGCCTGCGCCTGATTGGCAAACTGCCCCTGCATCAGGGAAAGCTGGGCAAGGCGGGACTGCTCCGAACCCCCGGCAAGGATGGTCTGAAGCCGCGCATCGGTGCGCTCACGGCCCATCTCGTCCATGCGCCGGTTCCACGCCTCAGTGCCCTCAACAAGGCCCTGATTGCGGAGCCGTTCTTCCATCGCGACTTGCTGGCGGTCGAACTGCGGATTGAGGCGGGAGTAAATCGCGTCCTCGACTCGCTGACGGTCCTCTGACCAGTCCTGCGGCCCCATGCTGGTCTGAATGTTCCCGGCAGGGCCGAAGTCGGTTCCAACGCGGTCAAGGCTGACGTTGTTTCGCATCGGCCCGGTTTGGCCGAAGGTCTGCGAAACAGCCGGACCCTGATCAAAATCGCCCTGTGCCTGCTGCGTCCCGTAGGACGATTGAAGGGCGGGAAGGCCGCTGAAGTTGACGCTGCTGCCGCCACCACCAAAAGCGAAGTTCTGACCCAACTGCTGTGCGGTCGGGATGGGGCCGGCACCCTGAAAACTCGTCTGGAACTGCTGGTCAAGCGGGTTGAGGTTGACCGTTGACGCAATCTCCTGAGAGATGGGCGCAAGCGAGTTCTGAATCTGCCCCGTCTGGATGCTGTTCTGCATCTGCGGGCCGGCACCGACCGTTCCAAGGGTGGGAGCCTGCGCAACCGTCCCCGCAGCGGGGGCTCCCTCGAAATCAAGGGGCGTGCGGGTGTTAGCATTGATCCGGTGCAGGCCCTGAATGGCCGCGTCCTGCGCAATCGCAGTTGCGTGCTGACGCTGCCCATAGAGGAACTGGTTTTCGGAGGAAAGGCTGTTCTGGACGGAATAGCGGGGGACATCAATTTTGCCCCCATTGCCGTCGTCAACCTGCTGCATCCCGATCTGCTGATAATTCGTCTGCGAACCGTCGAAATTCGTCGTGTTCGCATTGCCCATGATCGTGTTGGCAATCGCCGTATTGACGTTGCCAGCGGCTTCGGCTGCTGCCGTTACCTTCGGATCAGGGGGGGAGGGAGGTGAAGCCATTTAGGGTGCCCTCAACCAGCGGCACTCATCTCTGAGAAGGCCGTAGGAAATCGCTGCGTCCTTGCCATCGAAGGCGAGGCGGTGAGTGCCTTCCTCGACAAAGCCCACGCCCTTGAGAAACCGCCGAATGGCCCGATTTTTCTTCGAGACAAGCGCGGTAGCTCTCAACAGCCCGAGGTCAGAGAAGGCAAAGCGTGCGAGGTTCCGAAACGTCTCCGGAAGCGCAGCGCGGGGATTGTCCAAGGCGGCTGCCAGTTGGCAGTTCCACCCGGTAAACTCATAGAAAACCACGCCCCCGATGATCTGATCACCCGAGACGATGCCTGCCGTCCTGTAGTGCTGGGGAAGCCAGCCATTCCAGATGGGGACGCGCTGTGAAACCCAAGGGCCGATGATATGGTCTGCGTCCAGAAGAACGCGCCCAATCAGCCTCAAAGCAGCCCGCCCCTTTCAAACACAATGTCGATCCCGTTGACCGTGTACGGCTCCGAGAGACTTAGCGAGATGGCAACCGTTCCCGCCACGCCGACACCATTGACCGTCTGCCAGCTCGAAAGAGGAACCGTCTCAGCCCCCCACTCCGCTTCATCCCATGCCGTGATGTCCCACAGCGGGCCAGAGAGGTAGGCGAGAGACGATCCGGTGCCCCAAAGGGCCTGACCCCACCGGCCAAGGCCCCAAGCGCCCAAGGTGTAGCGAGGGGAGGTTGGGTAGGAGTAGGAGATATTCGACGTGTTGTAGTCCACCGCAGCCGCAAGGCCGGGGTAATAGTCGGAAGGGCCGAACGCGAGAACACGGGCCTCCTTGAAGTGCTTTCGGCCTGAAGACCCGAACCTGTTGAAGGCCGGGATCAGCAGGGCTTCGATGTCCGCCCCGTCGTCGTCATATTCATCGGTCAGGCGGATGACCTTGCCGTCATTGGCCCCGCCGTACATGCCATCTCCGAAGGATGACCAGCAGTTCACATCAATGGCCTTCCAACGCGCCCATGCGCCGGTCGAACTGTTCATGACAAACTGATATTGCGTGCGCCCCGCGATAACGGGGACATTCACAATCACCAATCCTTCTTTGGCATATTCAACCGGCTGCCAGCCAAAGACGGAGCCCGCCGACCGATAGGCGTCTTCAAAGGCGCGGCTGATCTTGGACGAGGCCGCAGCCTGCGACTGACCAGACGGGGAAATCGGAACGACGCTTGAAAGCGCCACCAGCCCGCCGGAGGTCAGGACGCCAAGGTCAGCACCGATGCGAACAAGGCAGCGCCGACCGATGGGCTCGGCAATCTTGAAGATGCCCTGAAGCTGCCAGAGGTCCGCATCGTTCGGGTCCGTCCCCGAATAGATCGCCACCTCACCCTTGGACGTGATGAAAACAAGGTTGTCATCCATCCCAGCCCCGCCGTCGCGGGTGATCGTCCCCATGGCGACAAGATGACCGCCAGCCCGGCAAAGGGGGCCGATATTAAATTCCGTGGCTGCCCCCTGAATGGAAGCGCCCGCCAGATACCAAGCCCGCAGGCTGTCCTTTTCCACGAACCACAGGCGGTTCTGGTGGTTGCAGACATTGACCAGCAGGGCGGCACTTACGCCCGTGATGGTCGAGGTATTCCACGAGCCGTTGTAGTACCGGACGCCATCGGCCCCGTTGCAGGCCATCAGGAAATTCCCGCCCGCTGTCGCCATCATGGTGTGTTGCCAACGGGCGTTGGTCAGGCCCGTAAGCTGAGATGAGGCCGTACCGGTCGTGACATCGTAAAGCGTTGACCCCGCGACCGCGAACAGCTTGGTGGCCGTCGCGTCGGGCGGGTTGTATTCCATCAGCGTCTCGACAGAGACGCCAAGGCCAGTGCAGAACGTCTCATAGCCATTGCGAACGGAAACGTCCGTCGCGCCTGGCGTGAAGTTGTCCATGACAACCGCATCGGCCGGGTCCATGGACGCCAGCGCATCGCGCGCATTCCAGCCACCCGTCGAGGGCGGAATAGATGCTGTCGTTGCCCGCTGTTGAAACGGGTTGCGGCGCTTAGCCAAGGGCGTAACCGCTGTCGGGGACGTTCTGGATCGACAGGAACGGGTCTTCGCCCCTGCCGTCCATGGTGATGATGCGCCCGCCAAGCTCTTGTGCCATCCGCCGCTCTTTGCGGTTGAGATAGCGCGCCATGGCGTTCGTGGAATCAAAGCCCTTGACATCAAGCCAACGGGCCGTTGCCCCAAGGATCAGCAATTCCTGATCCAGCAGCGGCACATCCGTATCCGCCGTCATGCTGTCAATGTCGGTGCCCCCGGACGTTTCCGCCCAGTTTTTCGACACGTAGTTATATACCAGTATATCGCCGTTGACCGTCACGGGAGGCCAGATGCGGATGCCGTCCCCGGTGTTGGAGAAGAACCGGCGGACACCCACCTGCCCCGTCGTGCTTTCCCGCCGATAGCGGTCAATCAGAACAGTGTCAGGGCCTAGCATTTCCCAGTTGTTCGTCCGGTCCCAGGATGTGCCGTCGATCATCCTCAGGAAGTCGGACGGGTATGCGTAATCGGACGTTCCAGAGACGGTAGTGATGGTCTGCGTCTTGACCAGCTTCGGCCAGTCGGCCTCATCGCAAAGGGTCTTGCCCTCGCGGTTCAGAAGCGCCGCAATGTGGCGCACCTGCTGGTCGGATGACGTGGTGACGACGGTCGGAACGGTCAGGCCAAGCTCAAGGCAAATGGTCTGAACCATCGTCAGCAGGGACATCAGACAAGCACCGTGAAGTAGGCGGTAGCGGTCGAACTGCCGGTGATGGCAGCGGCGTAGGTCTGGCCCGAGCCGAGAGCGAAAATCTCACTGGTGCCGGGAAGAACCGGGTGGCCGGCCGCAACGGTCGCCTCAACGGTTGATCCACCGAAGTTCACGAAGGCAACCGAACCACCGGCAGGAACAGTGATGCGCACCGCCATTCTGCCGGAAATCTCGGAGGCGATCTGAACACGCGCCGACGATGTGGTGACGGATAGCGTTGCCGTCGCCTTAGGCGTCAAATAGTCCATCATTCGTCGGCCTCTTGGGTTTTACGGGGGCGACCGGGACCGCGCTTTTCTGCGGGCGGGTCTTCCTTCGGCGCGTCTTCTTTCAGGAGCAGTTGCGCCATCTTGCGAGCGGCGAGAGCGCCCATGCCGAGCGCTGAAACAGCGGCATCGGAGGCAGAGGCAAGCATTTCGAGGTTGTGGACGCCCTTCAGCTTGTAGGCGAGGCGCAGTTGCGGCGTGAAGCCGGGGATTTCTGTGAGGTCACGCCCGCCGTAGTCCACATTCTCGTTTCCAGCCCCATAGGCGGCCCACTCACGCGGGAACTGCTGGGTGGTCTCAGGCGTCACCTTGCCCACATAGGAACAGGGGTCGCCCATGGTGCGGATTTCGACAAAATCGGTCGAGCCGTCGCGGAAGAACCGCGCCGTTTGGTTAGCCATCGTGTCCTCATGGAAGTGGGGAGGGGTTACCCCCTCCCCGGTTGCGTTAGAGCACCGCCCCAACGATGGGGTAGTTCAGCATGGCCGGGGCCGTGCCATCGGTGCCGCCACGGGCGGTCGTCAGGAACAGGCCGTCGATGCTGTAGGTGGTCGAGGTCGCGTCGTCATTGAGCTGGCCGGCGGTCGAAGTGGTGTTCAACTGCGTGTTGGCAGCGGCCGAAGCCGTCACCTGCACGTCGATGGCACCCTTGCGGCAGATCCAGCCGTACTCGTTGTCAGCGAAGGCAACGCCAGCAACACCGACCTTGTCGCCGCGTGCATCGTTGGACGTGGACAGCATCTTTGCCTGTCCCGTCTCGTCAATGAACACAACGAAATTGGCGGTGATTGCGCCATCAGCCTGCACATACTCCCACTCGGTGCCGCCGTTGCCCGCCACCGTCTCACCAAGTGCAAACTTGGCCGTGGTGTGGGTTTCGAGCAGCTTGACGCTGGCCTTGTTGGCGGTCGCGTAAAAGGTGTTAGCCATTGTCGCGTCCTCCTTAGGCGCAGATCACAGCCTGAAGGCTGCGGTTCGAGGTGGTCATGTTGCCGGCCCAGGTAACCGGCATCACCATGGCGTCCTGATTGATGGACGCGCGCTCGCCAAGGGGCTTGAACTCCTTGCCCTTCGCCGGACGCAGGAAGATGTAATCCGTGTTCAGGAAATACATGTGGGAATCGGGGCACTGGTCATCATGAATGACGGGGATGTTCCCGTTAAACATGAGAGAGTTAAACCCGGCACCCGCGCCCTTGTCATCTGTGAACCTCTGGTTAGCCTGAAGGCTTTCGAGGTAAAAGATGAAGTAGTCTTGAGCCGACATAACCATGTCCGGCTTGTCAGCACCACGAGTTGCGCGGATGTTGGCAAGGTTCATGGCATGCGTGATGGTCGTGGACGACGCCGTGACCGAAGCGGTCGAGAAGTCGTACACGTAGTTGCGCCACCACGAGTAGGTGTTACCCGAGATACCGCCGACATCATTGGTGTTCACGTCGGCAACGAGCAGGCGGAGGCCGCCAATCTCCTTGCCCGAAGAGCCGGTGCCGGTCGCATAAAGCGAGGTGGCAACGGTGTTCTTCAGCGACTTCTCAAGGTTCCGGATGCGGGAGCGAAGCAGGTTGTGAACCGCCTCCTTACCGCTGTTCTGGATTTCCTCAAGGCCGGTGATGGTGACGGAACCGACAAGCTGCTTGTAGCTGAACTCAGCGGCGGTGAACGTCTCGGAGGGCGAAACGTCGAACGTCTCGGCACCCGAGTAGAACATCACCGTGGAGTTCTCGGCGTACTCAAGCTCCTGAACGATGGATCGGCCAGTGGCGGGCTTCTTGTTGCCCTTCTTGTCGATCTGCCTCAGAAGGGCGTTGTGGTTGGTGATATTGTCGGCAAGCTCGCCGGAATATCCCTGGAGGGTAGTCGTTACGATGTCCGTGAAGGACGAGTTCGGGGAGGCCATCGGCCTTGCTCCTTAGGAAGGAGCTTTCTCAGTCGAAACCAGCCGAGGCCAGAGACTGTTGCAGGATGGCGTCCAGCCCCTTAGCCGCCGTGGTTCCCTTGGGAAGGGTGCCGGGCGTCTTGGGAGGGGCGGCCTTTTGGGCCTTCAGAACAGCAGCCGGGTCTTGAACGGGGGCGCGTGCCGCCGCAGGAATGGCATCTAGAGCCTTCCTGATCGGTCCCGAAGCAATCTCATAGGCGTGCTCTAGATTGTCCGCCTTGCCGGTGTGCAGCAGCATTGCGATGTGCTCTTTCAAGTCATCGAAATGCGGGTGCTTTAGCTGGCCGGACTCATCCTTTGCGCCTTTGAAGGCTTCGATGGTCGATTCAATCTCGCGGGTTTGCTGTTGCTGAACGAACGCTTCAAGCTGCGCCAGTTTCTGGCTAACGGCGTTGTTCGTCTGCGAAAGCTGTTGTGACTGCGGATCAAGAGGCTGGATGCCCTGACCCGCTGCGAAGGCCCGCAAATCAATCCCGTAATCAGTCGCGATCCGCGCAATGGCGCTCGCCTTGTCCTGCGGCGTTCCCGTCCTCAAGACCCGCTCGGCAGAAATCAGGCTTCCGACAAGCTGATGCGGCTGTGTGCCGATCTGCTGGGAAACCTGCTGCAAGTAGTCCTGATAGGGGGAAAGGGCCTCAAGATAGGGGGCAGCCTGTTTGCGCGCCTCAGCGGCTTCCTGGGCTTTGCGGGTGTAGTCCGCTTCCATCGCCTTGTATCGGTCCAGCACGATCTTCTGTGCTTTGCGATCCAGCGCGACAAAATCGGCCTTTTCAGCATCAGACCACCTCGGATGAGGCTCTAGCGGAGGCTCGGCAGGCTGCTCGGGAGCAGGGCTTTCCTCTTTGGTCTTCGCTGCGAATTTGCCATCGGGGGCACGCGGTTGGCCTTCGGTTTCCCGAGCCTCTGCCGCCTCGATGTTGGCGGAAATCATATCGTCAAGCGACTGACGGACAGGTTCCGCTTCCGGAAGGTCCGTTTTCTCGGCTTCAGACATTAATGAACCTTGTGTTGGGGTTAGTCTTTCCACCAGCTCGGCTTGGATGAGCCGGACCAGTCATTCCCAACCTGCTTCACCCCGTTCTTCTGCTCGTAAGCGCGAAGGGCGGAGCGGCTGGAAATCTCGGTGCCGTCCTGCGTGACGAACGGCTTGATGTCGGGGACAACAAAAAACCCGCCGTTTGACGGGCGGGCTTCATGTTTCGGGACGAACTTGCCGTCCCTGATGACGTATGTGGTTTTCATCTGCCCATCACGGCTTGAGTGAGAGCCTGTATCTGCTGCGCCATCACGGTGAGCGCCTGCATCACGTTCGGATCGCCCTGCGGCTGCTGCGCTTCGACCATGCGAGCCTGAGCGTCCATTTGCGCCTTCTGGCTCTTGATCTGCAATTCACCCTGTGCCTTGGCCTGCTGAATCTGAAGCTGGCCATCGGCCTTTTGCTTCTCAATCGCAAGCTTGCCTTCGGCTTCCTTCTGCTTTCCATCGGCAGCGTTCGGGGGCTGAATCTGCCCCTCGATAATCATCTGCCGGGTTTCCTCGATTTTGTCCTCTAGCTCACGGCCCGCCTTGAAGGACCGGACGCCAAAGCCCAGCATGTCGAAGATCAGCGGGCCAAGCTGGGGAACCTGCATCACAGCCGGGACGGCCTGCTGCATGTACCCCGCAACAGCGGTCAGCATTTCAACGCGCTTCTGCTGTTCGGCCTGTGCATCCTCGAAGATGGTGCTGTCCGTCTCGATATTGACGGCGTAACCCCGCAGTTTGTCCTGCCGCATGATCTGCGCCATCTCAGGCGTGACCTGGATGCCCGTCATGCGGGACAGCACCTCGGGCTCATAGTGCTCTGCCATAATCTCCGCCTTGATGCGGAGGGTGTTCTTGATCCACACCTGAACGGCACGCTGCCGGCGTTTCAGGCGAAGCGAGCCGAACTGCGACTTGATCTGCTGTGCGCCTAGCGTCTCGTTCGGATCCGATGCACCACGGAGAATGTCCGAGATGCCGGTAATCTCATAGATGGCGTCCACAAGCTGGGCTCGCTGGACGTACAGTTCCTTGAGCACCATGGCGACCATGGTGATGTCTTCGGTCTGGAATTGCTCCTTGAGGCCACCCTTGGCTGACAACTCTGCCCAACCCTCAACCGGGATGAACTCGTTATCGCCAGCGGTCGAAAGCCGCTTAAGTTCAATCATGGCCTTGTTGTAGACGCCGCGCCGCTTGAGCGCCCGTGTCAGGCGAGAGATGCGGCCCGTAATCTCGTCAAGGTCGCTGGCCTGGTCCTTGTACGCATAATACTCAGGATCAGGGACGATGCTGTCGTTCGTCGTGTAGGAGGTCAGCGGCTCGGCACAGGGAAAGAAGCCCTCAAGCATGTACGGGTCTTCATCGACCCTCAGAACGCCTGGTGCGCCCTTCACATGCCAGATGCGGGTGCGGGTGGACTTATCCCAAATCTCCCACACCTCGGCCTTCTTCATGTCTTCAGGTATGCGCCGCTCGTCACGGTCGATTTCTGGCGTCCAGTCAAAGGGCACATTGGCAATGTCCAGCCCGACCTGAGACGTTGGCGGCGCATTCTCGAGAAGGTCCGTGACCTCCCTCTTGTCCATCGTGTGGCGGAAGCCAATCCAGTCCACCTGATCCCAGGTGCGGCACACCGGATGGATGAAGTCCTCCCAAAAGACGTACCGCAGCCGGCAAATCTGGTCCTTGATGACCTGCTGCGTGACCGGCTCGCCTTCCTCATCCATCAGCGGTTGGCCCGTGAGCGGGTCGATAGCCGGGGCGTCTTCGAACTGCGGCTCATATTCAACCCTGACGACAGCGCGACCGGGCAGAAGGTAGTCCTTCACACCGGCTTCATACGCCTTGCTGTCGTTGTTGAGGTCTTGGCTATACAGAAGCGCCCTTTCAAGCGCCTCGCCCATCTCACGGGCCACCGGATTGCGGTCGTTGAACCTGCGCCGAACGTCCGGCTTCGGGTCGCGACCGTAAAGGGCCGACTGCAACACCTCGGTGTTGGAATACAGGATATTGAAGCGCCTGGCGGCGCGCTTGGCTTCCTGCTCGACCTTGTACCGCTTGGTAGCCTCACGGCCTGCGTCACGGAACGACTTAAGCGCATCCTCGGCAAGCGTGATCGTCTGCGACC